TTAGAACCATCATTGGTACTGGCTCTTTAGCAAATGCTTCTGAGGCGTTTTCTAATGCAACAGCTGCGCGGATTGTGCGACCGGCTCTGCTAAGGAATCCTTCATCAAGTCCATTGAATACGACTAAACTTGAAACGCCCATCGATGGTACTGCAACGCCATCAACCATGTAACCAATGATCTCGGTTTGGTTTGCGTTTGTGTTAAATGTAACGCGATCTGGTGAAACGCGTGTCCACTCTTGGATTCGTCCATCAGCATACATAGACATTACTTGTCCATACGCCACGCCATGAAACAGGAGATCCTCAGCGATGTAAGAATAGATAGATGATCCGGGAACGCGTGAATCTGGTTGGTTAATTACGCGGTTGGGTTCAACTCGTACCCCGGAAGATTTAATTCTTTGCTCTAGTGGCAAAGATGCAACAGTTGAGCAAATGATGTTGCGCGCTCTTGCAATAGTTGGAACTGCCATCGCTTGCTGGCGACTTGCAGAAGCCAGAGGATAGAAATAGTTTTGGACTGAGTTATTGAAAGGTGCTGGAGTCGCAGCTGCATCAACCGTCATGGTCTGAGGTTGAGGAGCCTTTGCGAATAAGTCTCTGATAGCCATTAGCACAAAATTATAGCATAATCAACCCAACACGATGTCCACTTCTGAGTCTGGACGTGTCGCAAAGTGAGAAACCATCGCCATCCCAACAGTTGCGCAGATTGTGGCTCCAGATGCTTTACGTCCTAAATACCAGCCTCCATCTTTGAAAGGCAATTTAACAGCCGATAGGACTTGCTTGTTTAACTCGGCTTGATTTGTGTGAACAAGTCTCTGGGAGGTAATAGCCGACAACATTTCGTCACAAGCCTGACCGTAAATGGCTCCATCGATGGCAGTTGTTGGAATACCTGCCGGAATCAATCGAGAAGCAACTGCACCAGCCGTTTGACGACTATAAGCGACCGTCTCCACGCTGTAACGCTTCGTCCAGACAGCGATACTGTTCGCAAGGTCTTTATCATCAATCGAAACTGGATTCGAATACGTTTCCAGTAATACAACACAGAACTTGTCCCCAACAAGTCGCTGTGCTGCAACTAATGCAGCTGCTTTTCGATCTGGGCTGAGATCAATAGCCATCCAAGTCGGTTGCTCCCGATCCAAAGTGAGCATACCCTCAGATGCGCACTCTGACCAACTTGACGGATTGATGGCTGGGTTGATCTGGCTAACCCATTGGCACAAAAGTTCTGTGCGAATAATAGACTCATCATCTGACATGGCAGATTTGAGATTGTCGATGTGGATCGTATGTCCTAGCGATGGATTGGCTTGTTGCCACCCGTTCATGTCGTCGATTGGGCAACCAGGTTCAGCCGACCACTCGAACCAACCAATCGGATCATCGGATCCAGCAGCAGCGGCTAATCCGCGCTCTCTCATACGAAGCAAGATTACGGAATGTTGATCGCCAGCATTGGAATACATAATCGCCATGGGATTCTTAGATGCCATCTGAGTAAAGCGAAGCGATGCCCATACTTCATCGTCTTTGTATTCACGAACTTCGTCCAGGTGAATCGTGTCAGGCGCTGCGATACCACGAGCAGCTGAGTTATTGGCTCTTACTAGGTAACGAGTGCCATCATTGAGTTTAATCTCTTGGCTTCCTTTGGTTTCATACTTCTTAACAAACCGAGTCACAAGTTGTTCATTCGCTTGGATGATCTCATCGATTTTCCAAAAGATTTCAGATGAAGTTGTGAGTTTGTGGGCAGTATGGATCTGCAAACGCTCACCCCAAAGGAACATTCCAGCCAAGATTCGAAGCTGCATAAAGGTAGATTTACCATTCTGACGAGCCATGATTACGCCCACTTCGTTGTGATACCAGCGACCATCAGGCTTGTATCGGTGCATTTCAATAGCCAGAAGTTTCTGCCAAGGGAGCAGTTTGAACGTCTCACCAGTCACCGGATCAATCAATTTCTCGCAGAAGTCGATCATTTCTTGCCCGCGGGAAGGTAAATCGACCGGTTTTGACCTAATACGCGGTTCTGTCGCCCCTAGGTAAGCCGTAGGAGGCTGTTCTAAGCCGTTTTGAGGGTTTGTAGTCATAGTTAGTCGGTTGTCTCCTGATAGTGGCTTATTGAGCCGTTTTTGGGGGCAAAAGATCCAAGGGGGGTCATGGGTGTCGGTGTGCTCTCAAAAAAGCCACCCCCCTTACTCAAATTGCATCTCTTGCACAATGCTTGAAGGTTATCCATTGAATCATCTCCTCCTAAGCGCCTAGGTATGATGTGGTCTACGTGAGTAGCCTCCATGCCACATCTTTGACAAGTATGTTGATCTCTTGTTAATACTCTTGATCGGATCTTACGCCATAGCGCTGTTGATCCATCATCTCTGAGTGCTGATTGCTTAGCCATTACAGATCATCATAACAAATGCCACATACCCACCAACTATGAACCTCATGCAGCTCTGACTCTGGTGTGTCTTGCTCACACCTTGAGCACTTAATCATTACATCATCAGTATTCATTAGTGATAGTTATTCCTTTGAAAGAACTCCCATGCTTTACATGGTGAGCCGTATCTGTTATCGATGTACTTAAGTCCCCACATAATTTGTTGCTCTGGTGAGGCATCCTTTAAATACTCTGATCGACCTTGAGGTATTCCATAATGAGACCCATTAACAGCCTTGGGATTCCATGCACTTTCTTTTCCATAGAGTTTACCTAAACAACTCATCTGGGTTTTATCATCTACTAATACAGCTGCATACTCTTTTATAGTTAATTGTTTTGCCCTATAAGGTGCATCCGCGTAAGCCGGTGTGAACAGAGTTATCCCAATAGCAACTAGCACCCCGCGACCTACCCGCCTCAGCGGGTCGCGGTGAGCCCTTGATGGGCTCTGCGCACGTAGCGTACCATTCATGTCAAATCCTTTCGTATAACCGCAGGTCAGAGCGCGTGTCGGAATACATGGAGCCCAAGATCGGGCAAAATGCAATTACGCAATACCTGTCGTTTATTGGATAATTTGTACTTGCTTAGGTCTACTTGATGTAACTTTTCTAAATCTGGAATCTGGGCTGTTCTTAAGTTTTCACCCTTAAACTCAGAATCTGAAATGTCATAATTAGCCCAGAAGTAATGACGTTGCAGCTCTACTGTTGGCTTGATTAGGACATCGTAGTAAGGCTTGACATTTTCGACTACATACAAGCCTTCATAATGAGTCATAAGCAGAATGATCTCTTGGTACAACTTCATGTCTGGATAGACTGCCTCAGTACCTCGATACTTGACCTGGATGTTAAATCTGAAACTGCTATGAGACTGGCATGGTGGAGACGACCAGATGTAATCAAAGTTCTTGTAATTAGCCAATAGATACTCATGAGCATCACCCACAATTACCTCATCATTTGGATAGAGGTCTGAGTAAACAGTTGCAATGTCCGGATCTAGTTCAACAGCCGTAATCTGGTGCTCATTGCCCCATAAACGCCTATTACCACCAATACCAGCATAAAGATTAAGGATTCTCATTGATGTCCCCAGCCTGTTCCCTTAAAAGTAATGCCAAAAGTGCCATAAACACGAACCATTGATTCACCGCAACAGATTGGATCTGCTTCCTCGTGGATAGACCTTTGTAATTCCATAGCAATCTGGCACTTTACGCATTTGTATTCATAAGTTGGCACGCTAGGCACTTCCTTTCCATAAACGTCCAAGATCCACATTTATCGCATCTGGCTGGCTGGTCTGTTGGTACGACAAGATGAAGTATTGGCATAATGTCCTTGACTTTAACAAAAGCCAAGTATTCGCCAACATCCTCTCCCTGACCATTACATCGCATAATCACCATCGGAATCTTGCCATTTGCATTTGATGCAGCTTGTTTAATCCAGGCTAAAGGCTGAAAGTCGGCTCTTGCCTTTACTTCGATGCTAAGCGTTGGAATGTTGAGAATGTCCTCCCCCTGACGACCAGCCCCGGCAGTATCGGCAAAAGCCCACCAATGCCTCAAATACTCGGCTATAACCTTTTGAGTTCTATAGCCTCGATGTTTGCGATGGTTAGCCATTGATTGAGTGGCACTTCTTACAAGTCCAAGTAGCATTTACTGGAGTATCAGCATTTTCAATCTTTGCCACATGAGCCAAGATTACTTCCTCATTACATAACTGACATCTCAAAGTCAGGTGCATTAGGTTCATCCATTGACCATTAATTTTTACTTCTACAAATCCCATCACACACTCCTTAAGGCTTGACGTTCCCACTTGCCTGACGATGCAAGGTTGTACCAAACTGTTGAACACTTGGCTTCTCCGGTTCGAGGTGCATAAGTACAAAAGAATCCACCCCAGGCGCGCCCGTTCTTTTCGCCCTCTTTCCATGCCATGTCGCCATGAACGCAACCCTCTGCATTTGTGCCACCCAAAATGTTCTGAACATTCGTAATAGCCTCAGCTGCGCTAATTGCTGGTGGCTGTGTTACATCACCATAAATAGGTTCTTTTGACCAAGGATCAGCAGCAAGTGCTTCCTCTTTAGTCTTAAATGATGGCACTTCTTTAGCCTTAGCAATGTCCTTGGCGCTTAGGCGTTCAACCTTGCTCATCTCCTCTCTAGATGGTCGCTTTCCTTTAGCAGCATAACCCGCATTCGCAAGTGCTCTACCGATCGCTGAAGTCTCGCAATTCTCCAACGCTGAAGTCGCATTAACGCCTCGATCAGTAACTTTCTCCTCAGCGTATCCGGTTGTAAACGCAACGCCATCTGCGTAAGTTCGATAAAGATACGCTTTAACAATGAATCGATCATTAGCAAAACTCTCCAATTCTGTGCTTATTCTAAAGTCCGGAAAATCCTTTATGAACTTCTCTAAACGGCTTTCAACTGTCTCGTAATCGGCTAAATTAAACATTTGGTAATTCATCCTGTCCCATTAGGTAATCGGTTTGTTCAGGCAAAGACCATACGGATCCATCTGCCCAAGTTTGTACTTCAATAGCGCAGGCGTTGCAGTAGTGTCTGCGTACGCCATTACTGCGGGGATGATTGCTTACTACTGTATAACTAGCTGCTTTCTGCCCAAGTAGGTTATTTGCACCAAAGCGAGTTTTGCAGTAATCGCACCAAACTCCAGGGGCTGATTTAATAACTGTCAAGGTCACTCCAATCAGTTGATGCAATCTGTCCAGCGAGCGCAATGTATGCGCAGCCGTCCTTGTAACTGTCTGAGTGGTTTGGCGACTCTTGTAAGCGTGAGACTTTGACAAGTGCCATGCAGATTGCGACTTCGTGAGGCTCGATGTTACGTTCAAGGTAGGCTGACCAGAGTTTGGCGATTCGAAGGTGATTGAGAGCTGCCAAGCCGTAATCTTTACCGCGGTCTGCGATGAGGTCTTGGGCTTCGTTAAGGATGTCATTAGCGCGCATTAACACTCACGCGCTGACTGCTCTTGCCAATTACTAAGCCTTCGCGTTTGCCTTCCTCAAAGCCTTTGCCCCAACCAACAATAAACCAAAGGACATTAGCCAAAAGTAATAAAACAATTACTGGTACTTGTAGATCCATTTTTTGCTCCCGTTCTTGTAAGCCTTGTGCTTACTGGATTACGGTCTCACATCTGGCAGACAATTACACGTTTATTTAGATAACGAAACGGTAACGATTTAGCCCCAGCGTTTGCCCTGGTAAATGAATGAGCCATCCTTTGGATCGATTGGGATAAGTTCAGGCGTAAAGCGCTTGCCATGAAGTGTGCCTACCACAAAGCCCATCTGCCAGTTGGCATAACCCTTTGTGTAGCCCATACCAGGGCTTGAAAGGTCTACAAGGTTGCCAACCTCAACACCCCAGACAATACGCCCGTATCGCCCTCCAGAGGCTTCTGAGTGGGCTGAAAGTCCCAGTCTGTGAGTGTGTCCCGACACGATTGATTTGCCCATACGCATCGCACCATTCAAGGCTGTTTGTCCAGGTTTATTTGATAGTGGGAAAGCATCTCCGTGGCAAGTATGCCAACCAGGAGCAAAGTCAAAGCCGTTTGGATGGTACTTAATACCAGCCTTGTCGTAACCCATAAACTTGTCATAGCGCAGCTCTGGCAGATTCATAAATGCCGGAAGTCTGCGAGATAAGGACTTATAAACACGCGCTCCATGATTGGAGCCAACTACATCAGTAACGCCTAGGTATTCCAGAATCTCTAAAGTGAGTTTGCGGTCCTCATCGATGTTGCCTTCGACTTCTTGCCAAGGTTGAGCGAATCCACCCAGTTGAGGTAGATCAATCTCGTCACCAATGCAGATGGTTTGGTGAGGCTTGTAAGCCCTTAAAAACTTGCCTAGATTCTTGACTGCTGCTTCATGAAAGAACGGTGCTTGAATGTCTGAAATCCAAGCAATTCGCTTTACTGTCATTAGTCCTCATCGTCATCCTCATAATCACCAAACCGTTCTGGTTCGATAGGGTCTGGCAAGATCCAACCTGGATAGGACTGAACATCGGTAATCATAAACAAAGTGATGCCCTCGCTAAAACCAGCCTTGCGTAAGGATTTGTAGTATTCATGTAAACCGATGCAGTAAGCATCAAGTTTTGAGTAACCTTGTTCCTCTAGCGCCTTGGTAGGTTTCTTTGCCATGTGGATAAGTGTCCCTTACTTCTTGAGCAATTCCATCATCTGTTCTTGGCGTGTCTCTATTCTTGCCAATCGGTCTGCGAGAGATGATCCACCATTCGGTGTAAGAGTCCACAACCAACCGCGAACCAAATAACGCAAACCGCCAATAAAAATAGCAAGCGTTGAGACAATAGCGAGAGTAAATCCCGCCCAATCATTTGCCGTCACCGCAGTCCGAATGATTCATCTTTAGGATTCAACCAACGTAAAACAGGTGGAATCGTTGCCAACGCACCAGCGTAAGCAATGTTCTTTGGGTCAGTCTCTCCGGCAGCGACAAGTGCAAGAGCAGCTGTTAGGAACGCTCTGCCCCAACTTGCCAGCATCTTTTTCAGGTCTTGTGTCATCTGTTCCTCCTAGTAACGGGATGTTAAAAAACTTCGAATCCGTATCGCCAGCCTTTGTAAAACTGACGTGGATGTGCTTGGTGTGTGGATTAACTCCGGTGTATTTGCGCCAACGCCAGAGGCTTCTAGCGCTCGCAATCTTGTGATTAAAGATGACATAAGCAATGCGTTTATCTGTTCGGGCTGCAATTCGAATCTGGTCGGCAATGTAAGCAGCTGTGGAGGCTTGTTCGTTGAAATCAGCATCGAGATCGATAGCGCGGACATACCCTGTATCAGGGTCAGGGTTATGATCGCTCTTTCGGGTTGAGTGCTTGGCATCTCCGATTGTGCCGTCCGAGTCACGCTTTCGATCTGGATAAGCATCGTCTGCCTGTTCTCTTAGTTGGATAAGTGCTTTGCTTAGTCTTGGTTTCATGAGAGGAGGAGTTTAGCCTCGTCCTCAGTAATCCCTAACTTCGCAAGCAAGGTAGCCTTTTCAGCAGCTTTAGTTGCCAGGTAATCAGCAATCGCTTCGTCTCTGGCAATTCGCTTGGCTACGTCCTTTTCGTGTTGCTCAAACTCTGCATCGTTCATCTCGCGGACGACTACTTCGTTTGTTTCAACATCGTGAATTGTGATAATTGGTCGTGTCATTTGCTACCCCTTAAGCCTTTTGGTATCCGAATACATCGACATAACCTGTCATGTTTCCAGCGCTAGTAAATAAAGTAAAGCCTGTAAATTGAGTCGTGCTGTTTTGCCATCCACCCATCAATGTGAGGAAATGTGTTGTTGTCGCTCCAGATGCCTGTGAAACATAATTAGTTGGATCAGCCACATTTGGATTTGCTAACTCGATTGATGCCCAAGAACTAGGGAAATCTTTGTCTCCAAGACCGATTAACCAATCATCTGTTCCATTGTTATTCACATCAGCAGAGACAGTTGTATTTGCAGCGAATAATCTTTGTGCTGAGTAGTTAGTTGTCGCATCATTGGCATCACGCAAACGCATCAATACTTCAACATTGTCACCAGTAAATGTGTCAGCATAAAAAAGAATCTTGTAATGGTCATAGGTGCTGTTAAAGCATGAGTTAATTGAAACTGTGTTAGTCGCACTAATTGATGTGCGAGAGATAAATGTCAATCCACTAGCTGCTGCAACCGCTGCCCACTCAACGCCATTTGTGGCGCTTGAATTGGCTTTTAGGTAATAACCGTTAGTACCAACGGCTAAACGAGCAGGTGTGTCAGCAGCTGATCCAACAATTAGATCGCCCTTGGCATCGATAATTGTATTTTGAATAGCATTTGAATCATCTTGAGCAACCCAAGTAAAATCCATGTTGGCATTTGATGCCTTTGATAAAACTTGACCAGTTGTACCGCCAAGAAGATCACCCATTGATGTATCAATAGCGTTGCCAAGTGTA